ATAGGCAATGCATCGGGCGGCAGCATAGCCGACCCGTCGACGCTCGACACCCTCGTAGACCCTTAGCTCCTAGCCGCTCGTAGCGCCACGTAGTGTATGGCTCGTGGCACGCCGAATCGAGCCTAGCCTCTGGCACGAGCTCCGGGACGATAAGTGCGCCTCTGCTGTCACCGCGACGTGCCAGAGCCTCGACAAGACGCAGAGCCCTCGGCGCCTGCGCGTTGTCCGCAACCATTCGCTTTACGAAGGGCGCCCGCTAGCTGGGCTAGATCCCGCGGCGTATTTCACGCGCGATGAACTCATCCACGAGGACTTCGAATCGCTGCGCGTGAACCTCGCCCGGATGCTGGTCAACGCGGCGCACGCGAAGATCGCAGGCAAGCAGAAGCCCAAGACCCAATTCGTCGTCAACGACGGCGATTGGTCCACCAAGCGCAAGGCGAAGAAGATCGAGCGCATCAACGAGGGCATCATGCTCGCGCGCCAGGGTCCTTCGAGCGACGCGTGGGAGGAATGCCTCAAGGCGCAGCTCTTCGCCATGGTAGGCGACCTCGGAGCCGTGAAGACCACCGCGAACGTGGCCGAGAAACGGATCGACATCCGCGCCGTGCCGGGATGGCAGCTGCTCGTCGATCCCGTGGACGCCATGGGCGGGCAGCCGCTCTCCCTTTTCCACGTCTACCCAGCCGACAAATTCAAGATCGCCGACGAGTCGCCGTCGAAGTTCCGCGACGGAATCATCGATTCGCCTGACCTTTCCGATGAACCGGGGTGGGCTGCCGTGTTTGGCCGCACGAGCGACGTATCGCGCGTGTGCCTCGTGCGTGAGGCTTGGCGGCTTCAGATCTCAGAACGCACCAAGGGACGGCACGCCATCATCGTCGGCAAAGAGGATCTCGCAGACGGGGAAGCCTACGAACGCGACTTCTTCCCCTTCGAGTTCTACGTGTGGGAGCAGTGGCTTCAAGGCATCTACGGCACCTCGATTGTCGATAACGTCTACCAGCTGACGATGGAGGCAAACGCCTCGATCGAGCGCATGAGCAACGCCGAGCGCGTCGGCTCCAATCAGATGGTCTTTATCGAGGAGGACACCGTCAAGAAAGAGGGCCTCGAAAGCAACATCGCGAAGACCATTGTGGAGTACCAGAAGGGCGCTCAGCCGCCGGTATTCAACACGCCGAACGCCATCAGCGCATCCACCGTCCAATGGTGGCAGCTGCTCATCAGCACGGGGCACGACGTTTCTGGCGTATCCGAGATGGCCGCAACGGGCGAAAAGCAGCCCGGGGTCAACTCCGGGACCGCAATGCGCACGCTTTCGCTCCTCGGCACCGAACGGTTTGCGGTCCAGTGGCAGGCCTACGAGCGCCGCACGGCAGTCGGTCAGGCGCGGCAGAACATGGCGTGTCTGCGCGACCTCATCGCCGAAGTGCCCGACTACAAGGTCAAGCTCCACGGCGGTGACATGCCGGAAGCGCTGAAGGCGTCCGACTTCATGCTCGACGAAGACATGTACGTTATCCAGCCATATCCGGTGAGCGGCGTAGTCAATACGCCTGCCGACCGGCAATCGCTTGGAGACGAACTCTATTCGCAGCAGATCATCGGCCCCACGGCGCGAGCGGAGATCTACAGGTCGAAGGACCCCGAAAGCGCCATCTCCGCCACGAACAAGTGGGAACAGCTCATCAGCAAATATATCGAGAGCTGGCTCGACGCGACGAAGGAATCCGAGCAGCGCGGGGCCGAGGGCGATCCGAAGGCGTTCAGGTACCGGCCCCCCATCAAGTGGATGCCGCTCGCCGACGTGATCGTGCAGGTCGCTCGAGCTTGGGCCGATGCCGAGATGGAGAACTGCCCCGACTATAACCAGCAATTCTTCGTCCGGTTCATGGGCGATTGCGATCGCTACATCGAAGACATGGCGGCAAAGCAGGCCGCGCAGCAAGCGGCAATGGCTCCGCCGCCGCAGGCAATGGGCGTGATGCCGCCAATGGCCCCGGCGCCGATGGGCGCGCCCGCGGGCGAGGTCCTACAATGAGGTACCGCCCCTACATGTTTCTGCTCTCGTTTCACCGGGCCGACTTCGACTTGGCCATGGCCGGCATCTGTCGCCGTTGGGGGCTCATCGGGAGATTGCACTATGGCTGAAGAGACGACCCAAGCGACTACGGCCGCGCCTGCAGCAGACACGGCAGCCGTTGCGGCGAAAGCTCAGGCCGCGAAGGACAAGGCGTCCGCCGAGAAGTGGGGCGCCGTCGCAGCCAAGTCGCTCGGCGTCGACACGGGCGCGGACACCGAGGCCGTCGAGGCGCCCGCGTCGGGCGAGAAGCCGCGCGGCAAGAATGGCCAGTTTCTGCCCGAGAAGGGCAAAGCGAAGGAGAAGACCGATGGCAAAAAGACCGAAGCCAAAGCCGCGCCCGAAGCCGCGGCCGCCGTATCAAAGCTAGGGGGCAAAGATGCCAAGCCGAAAGAGCCTGGGGGGAATGAAGCTGAAGGAGTGGGCGGAAAAGACCTACCAGGCGGCAAAGAAGGAGAGAGCGGAGAAGCTACTGCGGCCGGTGTCCCCGAGTTCTCTGGAGGACTCGGTAAAGCCAAGCGACTCGCCCGAGAAGGCGACATCGCCGGCGCGCTGAAGCTCATCGACCTGGATCTCGACAAGATTCCGGGCGGGGTGTGGGCGTCGCTGCGCAAGTTTCACCACGAAGAGAAGGCCAAGGTCCACAAGCGCGAGTCGGACGTTATCGCCGCGCACCAAAAGGTCCAGAGCGAGGCCCGCGAGCTCGTGGCGCAGCTGCGCCCGTTCGCAGAGGCAGACGCCGCGCTCAAGGCTGGCGACGAAGACCGCGTCTTCGAGATCATCTTCGGCAAGTCCGTCGACGAATGGCAGCGCGGGCGGCTGGCCAAGATGCACCGTGGCGACCTATCGAAGGACCCTGCCGTCTCCGACCTGACACGCCGCCTCGATGCTGAGCGCCTGGAGCGCCAGAAGCTCGAGAAGCGCCTCGAGGAGCGCGACCAGGCCGCCGCAGAGCGTGACCGCAAGGCCGCTGCCGACGCCGCCGGCGCCAAGTACCGCGAGGACCTGAGAGAGCGCATGGCAGGCAGCGGAGACGACCGACTTGCCGCCGCCGCAGAGCATCCGTGGTTTGTTAAGATGGTCCACGAAGAGCGGCTGAAACACTACCGCTACGACGAAGCGACCGACACCGAGGATTGCATCTCCGAAGAGGAAGCGATTGAGGCGGTGTACGATCCTGAGCGGCTCACCGCTGCTCAGTGGAAACAACTCACCGGCGGGCTTGACCCGACCGTGGAACGTGTCCCCGGCACGATAACTCGGGTGGCCACCGACCGTCGCGCGAACGACGTGAAGCGGGTCGCGAAAGCGCCCACCTCTCTCTCTCGTTCTGCGACTGTGGAGGCTGCGCCCGAACGCAGGCGGTCCGATAAGGAGTCGCTGGCCCATTGGTCAGGGATTGCCCAAAAGCTCGCCCAGCAAGGGAAGTAAGCGCATAGCCAACACGGTCATTGGAGTTCCCAATGGTCGGATCAACGGTGGAAGCCCTCGCGGCTTTCTATAAAGAACGCTACATCGACGACAACGGGAAGGTGCCCGAGCTCCTTCTCAAAGACAACGTATTCCTCGACATCATCGGCACGTCCGAAGAGGGCGACGGTACAGGCAAGTACCTCGTGGCTCCCTTCGTCGACCAGCGCCCGCAAGGACACGCGGCAACTCGCGCGGCTGCTCAGGCTGGAGCTGCAACGGCCAATGGTGGCAACCTCAACGGCGACGCGTGGATCATCCCCTGGGGCGACTACAAGTCGAGCGTCTACATTGGCCACAAGGCGATGGTCCTGTCGAAGAACCGCATGGGCGCGTTCTTTCAAAACAGAGCCAAAGAAACCGACCTGCTCATCGAAGGCGTCGGCACGTACTTCGAGTCGCTGCTTCTCGGCGACGAGGGCCACTCGATTTCGCCAGGCGGCGCGACCATCTCGACCGGCGTGGTCACGATGGTCAACAAACAGGACATCGTCCACATCGAGAAGGGCATGCTTCTACAGGCGTCCGCCAACAACGGCACGCTGACGACGGACGCTCTGCTCGGCTCGGGCTCGATCGGGTACGTCTTCGCGGTCAATCGCAACGCGGGCACGTTCACGGTGGCCACGTCCGACGCGCTCGCCGTGGCTCTCACCGCGGGCACGCCCTCTGGCTGGACGGGGACCTTCTACGTCTTCCGCAATGCCGACTTCGGCGGAACGACCACGCCGAACTTCATCGTCAATACGCTCGGCGAATACGTTCCTCTGCTCGACCCGACGGATACGCTCAACGGCGTGGACCGCTCTCTCGACCCCATGATGCGCGGCGGCGTGCGTCTTACGGCCGCAGAGGTGGCGGGGCTCGGCACGAGGGACCGTATCGTCAAACTGGTCACGCGGATGAAGTCTCGCGCCGGCTCGAAGCCGACGAAGATTCTCATTCACGATGAGCAGTGGGCGGGGCTCGCCAACGAGCTCGAGGCGCGCGGCATCAGAAACCTCGGGGAGCCGGCGAAGGCCGGAATCTTCTCCTTCCCGGCGCTCAAGATGTCGACCACCGCGGGGATGATCGAGGTGTTCTCCTCGAACAAGGTGCGGCCGGATACGTGCTGGGCCTTCAAGCCCGACGCGATCCACTTCCGCACGGCGAGCGGATTCCCCGAGACGATGGCGGGCGATGGCAACACCATCCTGCGCAAGTCGGATGAGGACACGTACGAGCTGCGGCTTGTCGTGATCCCGGCCTTCTACGTCTACAACCCGAAGGAAGTGGGACGTTGCCCGCTTCTGATGACGGGGCTTTAACATGAGCCTCGCGGGAATGGTCAACGGGAAGGACCTTGGCCGCATCGGCACCACCGATACGGTCAAGTGGACCTGCGAGGTGCCCATCGGGGCATCAGGGGCCACGGGTACGCTCGTGTTCGGCCCCAACGGGATCGTCATCGCCAAGACGGGCACTGGCATCTACGGCATCACCGTGGCGCCTGTATGCCCTGCCGGGCGGGGACGGTGGCGCTTCGGAGTCTATTCGCCGCTGCTCACTGTCGACAACGCAGTGGTGACGGCGCAAGACAACGCGGCCGGCACGGCGACGATAACGACCGTCAAGGGCGGCGCAGCTGCGGAGCCAGCATCCGGAGACAAGATCTGGATCTACTTCGAAGGGGAGCCGCGCTGATGGGCCCCATGGGCAAGGCGCTGGGCATGGGCTCGAAACCCATGCTCGGCTCCGACGAAGAGGAAGGCGATTCCTACGAGTCGCCGATGGCGGAGGAAGAGGAGACGGCCAGCACGTTGCCTGCGGGCTTCGAAGCCGCCTTCGACGAATACACCGAGGCCCCATCGGCGCAGGGCCTCTACGACCTGATCGAGCTGTGCAAGTCCGGCGGCGACGACGAGAAGCCAGGCGGCCTTGCGCTGATTCTTGGCGGAAAGGGAAAGAAACCATGAGCCCTCGAGACATGGCGAGACGGGCGGACTATGTCCACCGGGTCGCCGTAGCGGCAATGACGACAGAGGAGCGCGAGGCGCACGAGGCAGAGCACCGCGCCGATGTCGCCAAGCAGAAGCGTTTCGCCGACGTGAGAGCCGGCGGGACCATCGGCAAGGCGCACGCTGCCAGCGAGGCACCGCCAGAAGTGCCGGCGGGCAACCCCTTCGTTGGGGCTCGGCGCGTGATCGAGGAGCACGAGGGTCCTGGCTTGGCGGTGGCTGTGCCGGCGAAGCGTAGTCATCACCGAAAGGACGAGTAGGGGCGATGGCGCGCGCGCGGACCTTGCTGCAGCTGCGGACCCGAATACGGGCCCTTGCAGACTGCGAGCCGGAGACGAACGCGCGCCATCCTACGTCGCAGCTCAACACGTGGATCAACGAGAGCTGGCAGGCGCTCCGCGCCATGGTCACCGACAAGGGAGATCTTCTCTACGTCAAGAACGTCTCGACGTCGACCGGCGTTGGCCCGGACACGGGCAAGTCCTACGGCCTCTTGGCGCTTCCGGTTACGGCGGTGCGGATTCACGCGATCGACATCACCGTCGCACCGAACGACGTGCGCGAGCTCACGCCGACGACGTTCAACGCACGCAACGAATATTCGGTCTACGGCGTCATTGCCGACGTGCCCATCCACTTCGCCGTCTTCAACATCGGCGAGGAGAGCGGCGCGACTGTTGGCAATGGATGGATCGCGCTCATGCCAGCGCCGGACAGGCCCTTCCCTGTGACAATCTATTACCTACCCGCGTGGACGGATGTCACCAACGATGCGTTCGTGTTCGACGGCTTCGAGGGGTGGGACGACTGGGTAGCGCACGACGTTGTCATGAAGTGCGCAGAGCGCGACAACGACATGCAAAACATGGCGCAGATCGCCATGCAGATGAAGGCGGAATCCGAGAAGCGTGTGCTTTCGGCGTGCTCATCGATGCAGCGCGTAGCGCCGTCGTACGGGCGTGACACGGCGCGCTCGCAGCGCCGTGTCCGCTGGCGGGGGGAGTGGTAATGCCGTCCACCGACCCTAACAGACTTTCTGCCAAACTTGTCGAGCTCGGCGAGTACGGGAAGAGCCCGGAGCGGGAGATCCGCGCGCTAGAGCGCAACGTGGCCGACGCAGTAAAGCGCATCACTGACTATTGCAACGACGTGCTGACCGCTGCGCTTGCGGTCGTAGGTGGGCGGTCGCCGCTGCTCGTCCTTGCGGCCAAGTCGGGCACGTTCGCGCTCCTCGGCGGTAGCAGCGTCATTCCCATCAACCTGGTCGACACTTCAGCCATCGCGAGCACGGTCACCCTGCCGCCTCTCGCCGCTGGGAGGAACGTCATCGTCAAAGACGCCACATTCAATGCTGCCGTCAACAGTGTCACCATCTCGCCTCCCGAGGCGCTGGCGAACATCGACGGGCAGCTTGTGCCGTACGTGCTCGCAACGAACAACGGCTCCGTATGGCTCACGTGCGACGGCACGGGATGGTGGTCGGTATAGCCATGCCCGAGGTCCACGTTCCGCTGGTCGCTGGGCTCCACGAGGAGACGGATGCGAAGCTTTTGCCGCAGGGTCGGCTCATCCGCGCCGAGAACGTGCGTTTCCAAAAAGAGGGACGCATCGTCCAGCGTAATGGTTTTGTCTTCCAGAATGAAGCGGCCGACATCGCGCTGGAAGCCGAAAACGTCATCGCGAGCGCGAACTACGAAGCGGACCGAACGCTGCACTTCGTTGCCCGCGACGTGGCGCTAGCCCCGGCCAAGTGGACGCAGCGAAAGCCGGGCGGCACGTACACGGAGCCTTCAGTAGCGAGCTGCCTATCTAGCCTCGAAGCGCCGCTGCGTACGGTGGCGACGCCAACGATTCGGTTCAGCGCCATCGCGTCGGACATGGCAATCAACAACGGCCACCTGTTCGTGGTGCACAACGACTACGACGCTATCAACAATACGGACGGCGCGCTCATGTTCTCCGTGTTCGCTCGAGCGACTATGCAGCTCGTGGCGTCGGGCGTGATCGTGCCATTCGGCGAGTCGGCGTCGTCGTACTTCAATCCGAAGTGCATCGCGCTAGGTACCGATGTGCTCGTCTTCTACCTGCAAGACGACGAGATCAAGCTCTGGGTGTTCGACACGCTCACGTTGACCGGCGCCGACGTGGCCTTCAGCACCCCGATCACGACGGTGGACCCTATCCCAGGGCACCACGCCTCCTTCGACATCTGCCCATACGATTCTACGCAGGTCGCGCTGTGTTTTGAGGGCATTGTCGGAGGCATATCGGTCGGCGTGTTCGCGCAGCGCGTCGCGGCCGACGGGACCAACGCCACGTTCTTGAGCTCGGTGGCCTTTGGCGTAGAACCGAAGCAGGTTGGGATCTGCCAGTTCGCTCCGGCCAATACGTCGTTTGGCATCGGCGTCATCACGGACGGAACCGTACTTTACGCCACGTATACCAATGGCGGCGCGATCGTTGGCTCCGTGCAGACCATCGACGCGTCGGGTGACGCTGCCGGGGCGCCGCTCATGGGCTCCACGAATGAGCTTAGCGTGATGATGACGTGGGCGCGCGAGGGAACACCAGCGGGGCAGCTCGGCGCATGGGCGTTCAACGGCTGGGCCGGCGGTCCGGCGGTCTACGTGCCGTCGCTGTGGCCAATATCCAAGCCGTTCGTTTCGCCCGAGGGCGGCGTGCTTTGCTGGGCCGTCGATGAGACGCACACCCTCACGTCCGAGGGCTATTCAGCGCGCGTCCCGCCGGGGGACTACGGCACCTATCGGCTCATCGACTTGGCGACGCTGCACGCGCAGGACATCGGCTCCGGAAAAGCCATCAGCGAAGCTGTGGTAGCGCAGGAACAGGCGCTCGCCGGTAACTGGTACGTCAACGAGCCCTATGAGCAGCGCCGGCACACGGTGCTCGACACGGCCGTTACCGATACCGGATACACCGCCGACATCTTCATCACCGCGCTTCCGACTTTGGTAGGAGCGTCGACGACGGCGGGCAAGGTCGATTTCGTAGAGGTCCGGTCGGGCGATTACGTCGACCGGCTCATGCAGGCGAAGATTAACGGGCAGCTTTTCCTGTCCGGCGCGCGCATGCGCGAATTCGACGGTTCGCAGCTTTACGAGAGTGGGCTCTTTCAGGGCCCCAAGGAATTCACGCTGGCGGAAGACTCTGGCCCGTACATCTTCGAAGGCGATCGCCTTTACTGCGCTATCTGGAAGTGGATCGACGCTGGCGGGCGCGTGCATCGCTCTCAGGTAAGCCAGCCGCTCCTCTACACCGGCAACGGTGAGCCGCATGGGGTGCTGATCACCATTGCCCAGCCACCATTCAGCGACCGGTCGGCGAACGATACCGTCACCATCTTTTGCGAGGTGTACCGCACCGTTCGTGACGGAACCGTTTTCTTTCTTCTGAACCCGGACGAGCGGATCGTCATCACGCCGGACCTGCTCTCTCCGCTCACCTTTATCGATATTCAGTCCGACGATGACATTGCGGACAACGAGACGATCTACATCGCCGACGGCACGATCCTCGACAACGGCGAGCCGCCGCCGTGCAAGTACATCTGGGCCGGCGAAGACAGAATCATTTGCGGTGGGCTCGAGGAGCCTTCGCAATACGCGTTTTCGAAGAAGATCCGACCCGGAGACGCCCTTGCGTTTCCGCTGAAGGAAGAGACGGCGTTCCGAGGCAGCATCGAGGGCGACGTAACCGGCGTGGCGCAACTCGACGGCGTCTGGTTCGTCGGCTCGCGGGAAAACATCTGGGCCGTTACCGGCGACGGCCCCAACAACGAAGGGCTTGGGGAATTCACCAGGCCACGCAAGTTGCCTTCGGACACCGGCTTTCTCTCGCAGCGCTCGATCTGCGAGGTGCCGCAGGGGCTCCTCTTCCAGGGCCGCTCGGACAAGATGTTCCTTCTGCCTCGAGGCGGCGGGGCCCCGACGTGGGTGGGTCGGACCATCCAGGACACGCTCGCGGCGTATCCGTTTATCTCGTGCTGCCGGGCGCTTCCGGAAGAGCACATCGCCGTATTCGAATGCTGGCGGTTCACCGATGGCGACGTCGATGGCGATGGCCGGCTGCTCGTATTCGATACTGATACCGGCGAGTGGAGCACGGACGAGCTCTTCGTCACGGAGGAAGGCGCGTCGCGCGAGTTCAAGAGCGTTGCCTCTTGGAACGGCAAGCTGCTCCTAGACGGTATCATCGGCGAGACCGACGCGTGGACGGACGACGTGGACGGTTCGTCGCCGACATGGATCACGATCCTTATCGAGACGGGCGATATCAGGTTCTTCGGGGCTGCGGGCACTGGCCGGTGCCGGCGCACGCATCTGCTCGGCGAGTCGTACGTGCCAAACGTCAACATGCTTCTCGACGTGACGCGCGACTCGAGGGCCACTTACGATACGCCCGCGGCGACGTGGGACAGCGGCAACCCCTTCGCCGACGACCGGCAATATGACTTGCCCTACGTGCGCGGGGGAAACTTCGGTTTCCGCCTGCAAGCGACCACGTCGGACGACGAGGGGGCGCTTACGCCCGGGCGAGGCATCGCGCTCAACGCGATGAGCTTTGAGGTTTTCCCCGAGCGCGGCTTGAAGCGGCTGCCAGCGAGCAAGAGGGCCTAATGGGCGTCGGCAGAACGATTGGCATGATAGGCGGCGGCGTGGGGGGCTTTTTCCTCGGCGGTCCGGCCGGGGCCGCACTTGGCGCAGCCGGCGGAGGGCTCCTCGGCGACCAGTTTGACGAAGATCCCGCAACGAAGTACCAGCCATCGGGGCGGATTGCCCGCGATGCGCCGCGGTATGGGGGCCTAGGTCTCAACGCTGAGGCGGACCGCGCGAGTCGGCTTGGCGCAGAGGGCGCGGCGGGCACGCGGTTTCTGGGGCGCCAGCTCGGGGCCGATGCGGCGTCGGGGCAGTACAACGCCTATCTTGGCCAACGCGGCGCGAACGACCGCGCCGCCGGCCTCTACGGCGATGCGGCGGGCGCCTACGGCCGGGCCGAGGGAAACGCTTCGGATGCGGCGGCAGCGCGCGGCGATTCCATGGCGGCCATTGGCCGGCTGCGGTCGTTCTACGAGCAGGGCCCTGGGCCGAGCGCCGCAGAGGCGCAGCTGCGCATGGGCCAAGACGCCAACGCCCGCAACGCGCTTTCGATTGCGCGCACCGGCGGTGGCTCCCCTTCGGCCGTCCGGGCCGCGCTCCGCTCGAGTGCCGTTGGCGGTGCGCAGACCAACCAGCAGGCCGGCGTTATTCGAGCCCAGGAGGCCGCCAATTGGCAGAACACGCGGCTTAACGCCATGGGCGCCGAGCAGAACGCGCTTTCGGGCGTGCGCGCGGGCGACGTTGGCATCATGGGCCAGCGGTTCGGCTCGGGCGCCACGATGCTAGGCGCGGCCGGCGGCGCTGCGAATACGGGGCTCGGCTACGGCAATCTAGGGGCTGCGTACGGCGCGCAGGGTATCCAGGGCCAGCTCGGCGCCGAGGGTATGGCGATCGGGCAGACGCAGGCCGGCGAGGCCGCGCGGCAGGGCATTCTGGGCAACCAGCTCGGTGCCGACACGAGCCGATACGGTGCCGACCGAGGCGTTTCCGTGGGCATGGCGAACATTGCCCAGCGCGACCGCGCGGCGGACATGAACATGTACGGCTCGCTCATCGGCTCCGGCGTCAACATGCTCTCCGACGTTCGCGCGAAGGAGAACATTCGCCCGGTCAGTGCTGCCAGCATCGTTGAGCGGCTGGACGCGCTGGAAGGTGGCGCGAGGCCGGCATGGCTAGATGAGCCGGAGCCTGGCCAGATCCACGAGAGGGTCGACCGTCTCCAAACGCTCAACGGTGAGCCTGGCCAGGGCATGGCCGGCGCGACCAATGACGGCATCAGCGATGCAATTCGCAGGATACCGCCAATGCGTAGGTCGACCGACCTGCGTCCGGCTGGGTCCTACGCGTGGGACTACAAGGACCCGCGCAACGGGCCTGACAACCAGGTCACGCCGATGGCTCAGGAGCTCGAGCAGACCGCGGCGGCTGGCGCCGTGAGCACCGGGCCGGACGGCATGAAACGGGTCGATCCGGCCAGGCTGACCATGACGAACACGGCGGCCATCGGCGAGCAGCAACGCCGATTGGACGAGCTGGAGGCGCTGGTGGCGAGGGCCGGGGCTGCGCCCGCCGCGTCGCGCCCGCGGCTCATCAGGGGGGAGCGATACTGAATGGCCCTCGTTCGCTTCGACCAGGACCCCGAGCTTCAGCCTGGCGCCGGCATCTTCCACGCCGACGACGGAAGCTCGTTCCCTGCGTACGACCCTGACATGGCGGCGCAGTTGTCGCCAGAGCTTCAGGCCGCGGCAGCGCCGCCGCCGGACATGCGCACGGCCGACGTGGCCGATATCAACGCAATCGCCCGCGAGCTCGGCGGTGGCCAGCAGATGCCCATGCCGCCGCGCACGGCAACGGATGCGGCACCTGCAGGGTCAGACGCTGGCAAGATCCAGCAAGCGCTATTCCGCCAGGAGGCCGCACAGCCGCCGGCGCAGGCCGCACCGGCGGAGCCTGCGAGCCCCGCGCTTGCTCAGGCGTCGGAGCTGCAAAACAACATCGACGCGTACGCCAACCGGCCCGTCTACGAGGCCCCACGCCGCGGCGGTGTTCTGCCGACGACCCAGCAAGAGACGCGCGAAACGTCGGGCATGCCGTACGACCCAAACGGGCCCGAGGCGCAGGCTCGCGCCGAAGCCAGCATCAACGTCAACATGGCAGGCTCGGCCAAGGCGCAAGCCGAAGCGGCGCGAGCGATGGGCGAAGCGGCGGCCTACCAGGCGGCGCTACCTCAGGTTGAAGAGCAAGCGCGCGTGGCGCAGATGCGCCGCGACATGCAGGAGCGGCAGTACCGGCGGGACCGAGACGACTTGGAGCGGCTCACCGAAGAGTCGGACCGCACCGCGAAGTCCTTCGATGCTAACCGCTGGTTCTCGGACCGCGGGGCCATCGGTCAGATCGGGGCCGCGATCGCGCAGGCGTTTGGAGCCGGAGCGGCGGCGCTCACCGGCGGGCCGAACGTCGTGCTTAACCAGATCAATAGCTACATCGACCGCGACATCGCTACCCAGCGAGCGCAGATCGAGGCCGGCAAAGAGGCCGCTGGCAACCAGCTCGCGGTGCTCAATCGCCAATTCGGCAACCTCGACCAAGCCGAAGCGGCTCTGAAGATTGCCCAGCAAAAGAAGGTCGAGACGATGGCAGCGAGCTACGCCGCGTCGACCAAGAGCGAAGACATCAAGACGGCGCTCGACGTGTGGCTGGCCGAGGGCGAGCAGCGGCGGGTTGCGGCCGAGCAGCAATTCCAGAACGCGGCTTACGGCAAGACGAGTCTGACCACGGCGGCGAAGGTCGTCCCGAGCTCGCGCGGCGGCATGCGCGATCCCACGGAGGCAGAGGTCTCCAAGCGATACGACACGCTCAGCAAGCGCGGCGGTGTCGTCGGCGGGACGTACGAAAACGAGCTGAAGCGCCAGAAGGCCGAGGGGATGGACCCCGAGAAGGCCGACAAGACGCGCGAGCTCGTCATCGAGGACCTGCAAGGCAATCAAGTCGTCGCGCGGTCGGCGCCTGAAGCGACGAAGATCCGCGAATACAAGGGCCTTCACGCGGACGCGGTGGGCTCGATCAATGCCCTCGGCTCGCTCGCTAAGAGCGGCACGTCGCTCAGCCCGAACGACCTGCGCTCTGTCGATATCCACCTAGAAAACGTTCTCAACACCGGCAACACGATGGGCGGCCAGGGCGTCGTTCGTAGCGAAGACATCGTGCGCTGGAAGGCCGCCCTGATGAACAAGGTCGGCGCCATGCCGGCAGAGCAGGCCGTGAAAGAGATGAAGGACGTTCTGGACCGCAAGTACCAGGCGCGCGTCGACGCGCAGCGCGGCTCATCGGTCAAAGAGACGCAGACGTCAAAGGGCTCGCAGGTCAAGTACACGGGCAAAGCAGCCAAGAATCCCACCGCGGCGGTCGGTTTTAGGCAGGTGGGCAAGTGACGCAGCCGCTCTTCTTCCGCGACGAGGCCGGCAAGGTCTTCGAGGTCCCGCGCGACCAGGTCGAGACGGCCAACCGCGCCGGCCTGCTACCCGCGTCGCAAAAGGACATCGACGCGGCGTTAAAGCGCGAGGCGGCCGGCACGACTGGGGCGGCGGCGAAGGCGTTTGCGGAAGGGCTTGCGAGCGGCACGCTCGACGCGGCGACGGCGATCCCGCGGGCGGCGACGGCCATCGCTGCCCAAGTTGGCGGCGTCGCAGACCCCCTCGAGGACATGACCGGACGCGGCGCGCTCGAAACTGGCGCAGCGGCCCTTGGAGGCGGGGCGGGGACCCTGGAGGGCGCAAGGTCGTCTCAGCGGTACGCGGAGGAGGCAAGGCTCAGGGCCGAGGAGAACAGCGGCTGGTCGACGGCTGGGACGATTGGCGGCCAGGTTTTGGGCAGCGAGCTCGGCGGCCTCGGCGCGCTCGCCCGCGGCATCGGAGGTGCAGCGACGAAGGTGGCCGGCGGCGGCAGGCTGGCCCGCGTGGCTGGCTCCGGCGTGACTGGCGCGACCGAGGGCGCCCCCCTCGCGCTCGTGGCGGCCCAAGATCAGGCCTACATAGAGAACCGTAGGCTTACAGGCGAGATGGCCATCGCGGCCATGGGACACGGCGCCATTATCGGCGGCGGTATCGGTATCGCGGCCAGGGGGCTCGGCGAGGCGATCGGAGCCGGCAAGGATGCCGTGGCCAAGCGGTTCACCAAGCCGGCGACCGGCGACGACGCGGTGAAGGTGGCCGAGCAGCAATTTGGCGAGGCGGCGCCTGGCCTCCGTGACGCCTACGCGCGGGCCTCTGGAGCAGTTTCGGGGAAGGACCCGGAAGCTATCCGGGCGCTCACCGCAGGTGGCAAGGGAGGGCGCGAGGCGCGCCGCATTGCCGTGTACGAGGGCGACGCCATCCGAGAGACGGCAAAGCGCGAATTCGTCACCCACATCGACGATATGGGGGCCGCTACGCGCAACCTCCAGGACGGGTGGCAGGGGCCCCTCAAGAAAGAGAACGTCGCCAAAGTCATCAGCCGCGGCGAGTCATCGGCTGCTCAGGTTGCGCAAGCCGACGCTCAGGTTGCCACCATCCGCGGCCGTCTCGACGAGATGTTGAACGATCCGATCGCCTACGGCCAGCAAGGCAAGCTGAAGAAGCTCGACCGGTTCGTGGCGCTTGCCGAAAGAGAACTCGGCACGGCCGTCGAAACGGGCAGCAACGAGGGTCTCTTCGTCGCGCTCGATGGGCTCAAGAAGCGGATGGGGAAGCTCACCGATCCGGGGCGCCGGCTCACCGTGGCCGCCGATGCCGAAGTGGCCGTGGAGATGCGCGAGCTCTACGAGGGGCTGCGCCAGGGCCTCGAGAAGGAGGCCGTTTGGGGCGGCGCGGCGACGATGCAGAACGCCGTCAACGAGCCTTACACGCGGTGGATGCGGTCAAACGGCCTCTTCAGCAAGCGGTTTACGACGGAGGTTTCGGACGTCGCGGCAAACCCGTGGGAGCGCTCCTACGCGGCCGACCCGAAGGCGGCGCACGGCTACATCGAGGGCCTGACGTCCGCCAAGAACGACGTCGATCACCAGCTCGTCCGCGCCTACATCAAAGACACCAAAGACCTTGGCACGGCGCTGGCGAAGGCCGGGGAGCTCACGCCCGAGAAGGCAGCTGAGCTCAATCGCATTATCAAGGCGGCCGAAGGTTTCGAAGCGACCGTCGCGAAGGCCGAAAAGTCGCTCGTCCTGTCGAACCAACTCCGCGCGCTTGAGCGGCTGGAGAGCGGAAGCATGGGCGAGCTCACCGGCGCGGCCGTGGGGGGGATGGTCGGCGGACCCATTGGCGCCGCGATCGGCGCGGTCGGCGCCACCCTCAAGAACCCCGGCCTGATGGTCCGCCGGATGGCGATGATCGAGCGCATGGCCGACAAGGCCGGTGTCTCCGTTGACGGCTCGCTCGGCAAGCTATTCGCCGGCATCGAGGGCGCTGGCGCAAAGGTCAAGGCCGTGGCCACCGCAGCGAAGGGGGCTCCAACCCCCACCGCGCTCGAGCTCTTCCAGGGCAAGCACGCGACGCCCGAGCTCGCCTACAAGGAGCGGGCGCGCGAAGTGCTCGCGGCCAACGAGAACTCCGGCCAGCGCATCCGCGACAACGCTGGGAGCGTCTTCGGGAGCTCGTTCGATGCCGATCCGCACGCCGTCGGCGCCGCGGTCATCGCGACGACGAAGGCCGTCCAGCTGCTCGCCGCGAAGCTGCCCGGCGGTCTCGTCCAGCACGAGAGCATGACCCCGCTATCGTCAAAGACTTACCCGAGCCGGGCGGACATTCAGCAGTACGCGCAGCTGCACACCGCGGTGACCCAACCGCTCGCCGTCATCGCCGACATCCCCAAGGGGTCGGTCACCCGCGATCAGATCGACGCCATCGCCTACGTGCACCCGGCGCTTATCCAGCACGTGCGCCTGAAGACGCTCGAGAAGCTACGCAAGCTCGATCAGCGCGGTATCGAAGTTCCGATCCGGCAGCGGCTCATTCTCGATTCGCTGCTCGACATTGACGGCGCCGGAGAGCGCACGTTCTCCACGGCATTCGCCATCAAGTACCAGGCGGCAATGAGCGACACGGCGGCAACCCAAAGTCAGGGCGAGCGCCCGCCGCCACGCGTCACCCAAACGAGCGCGCGAATGGCGACAGACACGGAAACGATGATTGGAGGAGAGTAGGATGCTGCCCACAATAGTAGAAGAGCTGTTCGTTCCCGTCGGTCCGGTTACCGGGATGTGCTACGCCGTGCCAGTCACGTCGGGGAGCGTGCACATCGACTTGACCGCGGCAAACTACGCCGCACTCCGCACCGCCATCAACGGCGGCTGCATCGTCGAGCTCACGTGCGACGATGACGTATTTTGGCGGTGGTCGATCGCGACGAGCGGTGAGACGGTCGACCAAACCATCACCGGCGCGTCGGGGACGCAGGCGAATATCACGCCGCGCCTCTTCGCGGGCGAGCGCAAGGTTGAGCGCCCGGGGCTCATCAACGCCAACCAGGAGGTCAACGGCATCGTAGTCAAGAGCGTCGTCTCCGCGACCATTCTCCGGATCACCATCTGCTCGCGCAGCGCAGCGCAAAGAATGGCCCTCAACGGATGAACCGCCGGTTCCCACCGCTCAACCCGGGCGTGCCGTTGGCCGTACGGCGGCTCCGCGCCGGGAATCCGCTCGCGCTTGCGGCGCAATACGGGCTACCGATATGGCTCCGCGCCGACATGGGAGTAACGCTCGGGTCAACGCTTTTGGCGGAGGGCACGTCGCCGCCTGTCTGGACGATATCCGGAACGCCTACGCGGCAGGTTGGGCTGCATCTCGAGATCGACTCGGTCGCCGGAGGAACTGGCCTCGGGCAAGCGACGTACAAGTGGAGCGAGAACAACGGAGCGACCTACGTCGCGACGGGCGTTGTCACCGCGGCCGGCCCCACTGCACTAGGCACGACTGGGTTATCGGTGTCGCAAGCGGCTGGGCCTTACAATATCAACAACAAATGGGATGCGACGGTGTTGGCGTGGGCAGACCAGAGCGGCAACGGGCGGAATGTCGCGCAGGGCACACCCGCTAGGCAGCCAAAGTTTATTCTGTCGGACACGACCGGCAGGCCGTCTATATCTGGCGATGGCGTAGACGACTTTATGAACACAGCGTCATTTGCCACCGCTCAGCCGAGTACCGTCTTTCTCGTCATGAAGATGGTTACGGTCCAATCTCCTGGCTCCAATCATGACACGGTCTGGTCTCGCGGCGGCACACCGTTCATGCTCATCGATTCCACGCCTCGCACCATTCTCAGTGCCGGTGCGAATATTACTTACGCCGGAGCTGTGGCGAACGGCGCGCACGCCATCATAGAGATGGTTCTAAACGGCGCCAGCGGCGAACTCGTTGAAAACGGCGTCGTGAGAGCGTCCGGCGATGTCGGGACAGACCCGGGAGGGCTCCTGACGCTGTTCTCTCTCAACGTCGGCATCGCCCACAGCGTGACGGCGAACATATCCGAGCTGATCGAGTTTTCTTCTGTTCTTCCGGCGGCGGTCAGAGCCTCGGTGCGCACGAGACTTAGCAACATTTACGGGGTGGCGCTCTAATGGGAGGCATCCAACTGTTCCAGCCTGGCGGCGCGGGCGTGCTCAACGCCGCCGGCGCACAGCACCCATCTCCGGTGAATGTCGAGGTGGCGCTCCTGTGCCAGCTATCGCCCGTCGGTATCACTTCGGCAACGTGGCGATGGTTTCTTACGAAGCCAGCCGGATCGGCCTCTGTGCTGTCTTCGACGACAAGCGGCGGGCCGTCGTTCATGCCCGACATCGAAGGCGGCTCCTATAGCATCTCGCTTTTCGACATCGACGAGAATGAGTACATTCTAGACATCGTCACCCCGACTACGGGCGGCGGTGGCGGTGGGGGCGGTGGCACGGTCGTTACGACCGTTGACGATTACGACTCCGTAAGAAGCGCGGCAACGTTTACCGGCGTACCTCCGGCGGTGATCATCGTCCAGTCCAGAGAGACGGTTGATGATGGCGGCGGCGGGCTGTTCGCCTTCGACTCGGGCGACACGTCCACGGCCGACAATGACGGCACGGTGCTTGTTGGGGCGGCTGGGTACAGGTTCAAGCGCATCTTTTCGGGGGCCATCGACGTCCGCTGGTTTGGCGCTAGCGATGCCGCCGTGGACAACACGGCTGCCATTCAAGCGGCGCTCACTTTCGGCGGGCACATCTACATTCCGGAAGGAACGTACAACTTCGCCTCGCGGCTCGTCGTATCGACGGGGACGCATATCGAAGGCGCCGGCAAATATTCGATTCTCAATTACGAAGGGGCTGGCACGGCGATACGCCACGAGAATCCGACCGGCACCACAACCGCTCAGATGGTGTGGGCCAACTTCGCGCTACATGGCGGAGCTTCGGCGAAGATTGGGGTCGAGCTCGTCAATGCCTATGCAGTCACGCTATCGAATATCGATATAGATGGCGGCGGTACAGGCTTCGACGATGCTGGCATCCGTGTCACGTGTGAGTTCGGCGCGTTCAATTCTGCGTTGATCAACATCTGCGACGGCACGAACGTGCATGAGTGCGCTGGCGACGGCATCCAAGTCTATTACCCGCCCGCAAAGACGATGACTCTCGACGCCGGCCTCAACATCGTCAATTGCACTGCCCACGGCAAGCTAGAAGGCGATCTGGCTCTTTTTGCGACGGACGGCTCGCTAGCCGGAACGGGCATTACAGACGGAGTGCAGGACTTCTACTACGTCCGCAATCCAACGACGAACAACTTCCAGATCTCGCTCACACCGACGGGCGCGCTCGTCGACATCACCGGCACCGGCACCGGCCCCCATCGCCTCGTAGGCCCGGGAGCTCCCGTCTCCGGCCTTAACGTGCTCGGGTGCCTAATATCGCAATGTCTGAACGGCATCAATTGCGACGCCGGCACGGTTGGCACGGCAGGGCAGGTCGCGATTACGGACACGATTCTTCAGTCGAATAGCCGTTGCCAGATCACGGGCTCGTTCCTCCGTGGCGAGATCTCGAATTGCCACATGGAGCAGGGCGGACCGGCGCTCACAGCTGGCGCGCACATCGTACTAGGCACAGATCAGCAGATCTACTCCCTTCGAATCGAGGGGAACCTAATCAGCGGCGGCGTCGCTGGTCAGGACTACTCGATCGACATCTCTCCTACGGGTGCCGTCTGCCGCAACCTGACTATCGTCAGCAACTTCATGAACCGGGCCTCGCAGTACAACATTCGCGTATCCACTGTGCAAGGAGTGGATATCGGCGTAAATTACTACGGTAATTACCAGGTCGGCCCCGTCATATTCGCCGACTGCACGTGTGTTCGCTTTCAAGACGCCGATTTATGCATGGACACCATGTCCACGCGCCGGGTCATAACTGACAACTACACGGCAGGGCTGCTTGACGAACTCATCCAGGTGAATGCCCTAGCAAAGACGGTTACGCTGCCAAGCGGCAATGCGTTCTCTTTGTACGGAGGCAAGCGGTACACCATTTACAATCTTCTTGATACGACGACAACAATCGACTTTACGAGCACAGATGCCGCGCAGGGCTCCGGTGGCTATTCCCTGGTTGGCCAGTATTCCGCCATCACGTTCGTCGCCGTCACGCCGGATGATGGCGCTACATTTCAATGGGTGGTCCAATCATCGTCGTCGCTTTTTTCGCGCACGCTCCACGGTTCCGGAACGCCAGAGGGCGCAGTCACGGCCCCGGTGGGAATGCGCTTCGTCCGCACGGACGGCGGAAGCAGCACCCTACTGTATCTCAAGGTAAGCGGCACCGGCGACACCGGCTGGGAGGCCGTCGTAACCGAAGTCCACGAGCTCGCGATGACGCGCATTTCGCGAGGTCATCCAGCGTTCGGAACTCCGACCCTTTGGTCGATCGACCAATACGGCCGCGCCGTTTGCGGGACGACGGCCGGGGACTTCGCTTATTACGCGCTTGAGCTGCCCGACGGAGCCCAATTGACGGACGTCGAGCTCACGGTCATCGGTGGCGGCAATGTCAACCTACCAGGCGTCATGCCGCGGTTTCGAGTGCGCCGCGTGTCGATGGCGGATAACTCCGTCTCTGCGTCCAGCGACGCGGTCGACGGCTCCGCGAGCGTTGGCGTGTACAACGCGCTGCACACGATCACGCTGTCCAGCCTGTCCTACTCGGTGAACCAGTCATTCAAGTTCATCGTGGAATTCGATTCCGAGAGTGGAGCCAATGCCGTTGTCGGCTTCACGATCATCGGGGTCAAGGCGACATTCACAGTATTCGGTCCAGGCGATAGAGGCGCTGGATAAGGAGACGAAGATGGCAACAGAGGGAACGACTTCGCAGACGTTGTTGGTGCAGCTGAAGACAGCCGCAGCGGACCAGGTGCCGTCGCCAGGCGACGGGCCGATCCTGTTCGGCGACGCGGCCAACGGCGGCCAGCTCACTGTCAAGCTGACCGACGGCACGACGCACGTGGTGACCTTTCTGCCGGGCGGGGCACCGCCGGAAGTCGAAGGCGATGCCGCTGACAATGAGGCACTGATGAACCTTCTGACCGCTCTCGCTGGGATCGGGCTCATCGTGGACAGTACGACGTAAAGGGAAGCATGGGCGATGTGAGCGACATAGGGGACCTGCTCGCGAAGGCGCTGCGCGAAAAGCGATTGCGCGTCGTGTGGGCGCTGTGCACTGCCGCGGCCACGGTGGTCTGCACTACGGCCACCGTCTCTTGGCAGGTGCGCGGGTACGTCGCCGCGATCGAGCACAAGGCGGACGAGCTGCGCTCGGACCTGCGCGTGTACGCAAAGGACATTGAGCAACTTCAGGAGCAGCAGAGAGAGGACAAGAAAGAACTCGCACACATCAGGGAGCGGGCTGACAGCGCCTTGCTCATTGCGCAACTTGCAAAGAGCGGGGTTGTAAAGCCATGAATTCCGAATTCGAAACACGGTTGAAGGTTATCGAGACACAGCAGGTGATGATTATCGACTTGCTGAAAGACATCTGCGCAATCCTTGGCATCAGAGAGAAGGCCATCGATAAGGCGAAGCGTCTCGAGATAATGAACGGTGAGACGTTCGAGCAGAATGAGGTAACAAAATGACGGCTGAACAAGTTGTGGAATTGCTGGCGGCCATTACGGCGCTTACCGTCGCTCTGCATACGCTCGGCGCCGCGGCCAATCCGTGGGTGAGGGCGTTGCTCTCTATTCTCCCGCTCGACGTCATCGGCGCGATTCGGCGGGCAAAGGGGAAGGCTGGCGCGGCCACTGCCCCGAACATCTGGGGCGACCGGGGGCCTGAGTGAAGCGCCTCAAGCTGGTCATCGCCGTGGCGCTCTGGATCGCCTTCGGCGCCTCGTGCAGCGGCGGCCGGCCATCGCCGGAGACGGCCATCCGGGCGGCGCTCGACGTCATCGAGATTCTATGCCCGCCCGAGACCACCATGGGCGATTGCACCAATCGGATACGGGCGTGGCTACCGTCGAAGCGCATCGCCGACGCGGGGGCTGATTGATGCGCTCGATCCTCAAGGTGCGCGGCATCTCAAGGCTCACGTCCGAAGAGCTCCACTCGTTCTTTGCGTGCGCCGACACCATCGGTATAGATCCGGACTGGCTTGCGTGCGTCGTCTCGTTCGAGACGGGGGGCTCGTTCTCCCCGTCTCAGCGTAACCACTGGGCAGAAGCCGACGCCAAGCGCCGCGGCGTGCCGTACAGCGGGGCGATGGGATTGATCCAGTTCATGCCGCAGACGGCGCGGTCCCTCGGGACATCGACAGAGGGCCTAGAGGCGATGTCGTTCGTCATGCAGCTCGGATACGTGCGGCGCTACTTCTCCACGTACGCCGACCGAATCGACAACCTCGAGGATTGCTACCTCGCCGTCTTCTTCCCCGCGGCCATCGGGAGAGCCGACAGCTACGTCGTTGGGCGGCGAGACGACCCTGGATTCTCCGGGCGCGTGTTCGAGCAGAACGCGTGGTTTGACGGCAGGGGCGGGCCGAAAGACGGGGAGATCACGCGGGCGGAGATCTGCTCTGCGATCCGCGCCGTGCGCGCCGCGGCCGACGGACAACGCATCAACTTCGGCACGGACGACACCGGCGAGGAGCCCATGGAGTTTCCGAAGGTGGCGCCGCTGCTCGACATGACCCAACTCGCCCGCGACGCCGACGATGCGGCGCGGGACGAGACGCACGTCGAAGAGGGGCACACGATCGCGCTCGCGCCCGACGAGGAGAAGGACGAAAAGACATGACCATCAGCAACACGTACGAAGCTGCGATCCTGGCGCACATCTACCAAAATATCGCCATCCCTGGCCTGGGCGACGCCGCGGGCGTTCTGCCGTCGGCGGCGGCTGGCACCATCAAGGTCGCGCTGCATTCTTCCGACCCGGGGGACGCGGGCTCGCAGACAACCAACGAGATTGCTTACACTAGCTATGCGCGCGCAACGGTCATTCGCGGGTCCGGCGCTGGCGCAATCACGCTGTCAGGCACATCTCCGACGCAGATCTCGAACACGTCGGCCCTGTCGTGGCCAATGTGCACGGGGGGCACCGATACGGCGACGCACTTCAGCTTCGGCGACGACGACGGCGACATCATCCACTCCGGCGCCCTGAACGCACCGCTATTGATAACGAACCTCATCACCCCAACCGCGGCGGCGGGCGCGCTCGTCGCCACACTTGACTGATGACCGACATCCTATCGCTCGACAACTACCTCGCCGCGGCGAGGCAGCGAATCAATTGGACCAAGACGGCGTCGAGGACGACGATCGCCGCGCAGTGGTTCTCTGTGTTCGATCTCGCCGGCAACCCAGGCGCGGGCGTGCTCGCCGGCACCAGCACGACGGCCGGCGTCGTCCCCACCGACGCGACCGCGGGTACGCCGATCATCAATGCGTTCGGCGGCTCTGCCACGGGGCGGCTTTCCAAGGTCGAGTTTGGCTCGACAGTGGCTTGCCGGATTCAACTGTTTGACCTGCTTTTCAAGGCGGGGGCGTACGCATTCAACGCCAACACCGCCCTCTCCGCGCAGCCGTCCTATGCCGCTCGGCTCCCTGGAACCAACTACTCCCTCACGGAGATATGGGTAGAGCAGGTGACGGCGGCCACCGGAAACCAGGCCGTCAACGTCACCTACACCGACCAGTCTGGCAACACCGGCAACACGACCGGGGCGACGGGCGTAGGCGCGGCTCCCACGGTGGGGCGGTGCTGGCAGCTCCCATTCGCGGCCGGAGACTCCGGGGTCCAGGTCGTCACCAACGTGCAGGGAAGCGTGGCGACAGCTGGAACATTCAATGTTCTAGTCCTACGCCCGCTCTGGTCCGGCCGCGTGCGGCTGGTCAACGATGGTGACGTCCACGATCTACTGCGCACCGGCATGCCTCAGGTATTCGACACCAGCGCCTTTTATTGCATGATCGCCGCCGACTCCACAGCGAGCGGGATTCCAGATCTCGCCATCGAAGTAGCGAACGGCTAGGCCATGGCGAACGTTTGGCGGCGGCAACCGTCGAGCCGCCTTCGGTCGTCCGATCTCGTCGCCGGGATAGACGAGTCGGCGGCCGCCGCCGTCGCAAACACCTTTTGGGAGGACGCGCCGGGGGGCGGCCCTGGCGTCGTCGATGGCACTGCAACCGGCACCGGCACCGCGTTCGGCGAGATCTACGGCGTTGGCGACGTCAATGCCCTGCTCGGCTCGAGCGCAGGCACAGGGACGGCCACGGGCGTGGTCACCGGGACTGGCGAGGTGGGGGCCGCCGTGGGCCTCGCCGTTGGCTCTGGGACGGCCTCAGGCGCGGTCACCGGCGCGGGGGCCATATCGGGCACGGCAACCGGCGCTGGCACCGCCACGGGCGAGCTGGCGCCTCTAGGAGACGTCTCCGGCGTGGCCTCGGGCTCAGGCACCGCCACGGGCGCCATCACCGGCTCGGGGGGCGTCGCGGGCACGGCGGCCGGCCAGGGAACGGCCACGGCAGAGCTCGGTGGGGCTGGCACGGTCGAGGGTACGGCCGATGGTACCGGCACGGCGGCGGGGCAGATATTCGGCATCGGCGACGTCAACGCGCTCCTCGGGTCGAGCCACGGCACGGGGACGGCCTTCGGCTCCGTCACCAGTTTGGGGGACACGTCGGGCATTGCCCACGGCTTCGGTACGGCGTACGGCGACGTCGTCGGCGTGCCCCCACCTCCGCCCCCGCCGCAGCTCATCAGGCGCCGCGCGTGGGCCCCGCAAGGGATGGGCAGGGCTTAGCGCGACTTCGGGTTGCGCTGCGCGAGCCACGCGTCAAGCGCCTTCTCCGCGGCGCGGTACGTATCGAAGCCACCGCCGATCCGCTGCTGCCGTTCACCCTTCGCCGCTGGTGAGACGATGCTCCAGCCGGGCCGGCCACGCTCGCGGCGGATCGACCCGGTGCCCTTCTTGCGAAAATGCTGCTCCATTACGCCACCTTCTTCAGCACGGCATCGAGCTCATAGAGCTTTCGCATGCCGCGAAACGCCTCGAGGCCCACGTCGAGAATGGCCGGCGGGAAGAAGTGGTAGTGAAAGTCGCCGAACTCCTTTCCGACCCGAAGGAGGTGGGCGCCGTCGAGCTCTTGGCCGGTGCACTCGCGCACAATCTCGCGGTAAGCGGCGAGCTGGATCACGTACTCCGGATAGATGCGCCCCGACGTTTTCCAATCGATGAGCGACGCCTTGCCGTGCACGAGGCCGATGGCGTCGTAGGTCCCGCCGACGCGCATCGCCTCCGAGACGTGCGGCGTTTCGGTGGACAGGATCTCGAGATTCACTTGCGCTCGCCACGTGCGGAATGCATCGAGCCCGTTTGCCGCAGCGGCCAAGTCTTCCGGAGTGGCGTCGCGGAATTCGGTCAGCGGCCGGCCATGCACCTCGTCGTCGATCCACCCGTGGCACATCTTGCCGATGCCACCGGCCTGGTCGCGCACGGCGTTGATGTCCCCACCCTCTAGGCCGATCTTCCAGGCCCAATTGATGAGCCCTCCAGCGTCCTTGAACCGACCCACAACGGTGGTCACACCGGGCACGCGCTTGCCGTCCTTCGTCTTGTAAGCCGCGGGGCGGCCGCCTCCGTTAGCCGGCATCGGGCACCTCCTCTTGCGCGTCGTTGCCATCGTCGGCAGATGGGGCATCCTTGACCACGTCGGCGCGACGCTTCTTGCCGTAGGCAATCAGGTCATCCCACATCTCTTTCGTTAGCAGTTTCTCTGCCCACGCCTTTCTTTGCAGGCCGAGAACGATAGCCAGCTCTGACGGGCCCTTCGCCGCGGTGATCATCACGCGTAGCTCATGGTGCGTCTTCTTCTGGCGCTGCTCGTCTGGCGGCGGCGGCTCTTGCTTCGGGCCAGAGAACGCCTCTTCGGGCAAGTCCTCGACGTCTTGCGTGAAGAGTCCAGACGAGCGCGTTGCTCCGATGACGGCCATGACGAGCGCTCGCTTGCACGCCATCTTCTTCATGGTGTTGACGAGAGAGAAAATGTCGTCATTGGGGATGAAGAATTGCGTATACGGGCGCCCGTTCTTTTTGCTCTTGCCCTCGCGGCACTTGAGCGTGTTCTTGGCGAGACCCGCTGGGATCTCGTTGTCGAACGCCCACCGGCCCGCGTAGCGCTTCTCTTTCGAGTTGCACGAGCCGATGCCGTCGCCGACGAATGAGAGGTCACGACGCGACGTGAGCACGCATCGGACCTCGTAGTGAAAGAGGGGCCTGTCCCAATCCTCGATGCAGCGCACGTCTTGGAACGACGTGGCAAAGCCGTAGATCTCGCAGAGTTTCTGCGCGCCCGGCTGGAGCAGCGTCGGCTTGTCGGTCCCGGGGATTACCCCGAAGTCGATGTCCTCCTTCATGACCTCTTGCACGAACGCCTGTAGCTGCTGAAGGCGACGCATCGCCTCGGCCGGCGACGTGGCCATGGTCAGGCCGCCGTAGTCCCCCCCCGTTGTCGCGAGCGCGTTGCCGTTATCCATTGGCGGCCTCCGGCAAAGGGTCAACGCCTACCAGCACCACGCGCTCCGCCCGATGCTCGTCGAGCTTGGAGCGCAGCTCATTGAGCACGCGCTCCGGTGTCGTGTCCTCGTTCAAGCCGATCCAGCCAACATGCTCCTCGTACACCGCAAAGCGCACCGTTGGCAGGCAGCCGTTGTGGTGCGCGATGTCGATCTGCACGTGGACGTAAGCCTTCTCGCCAGCTATCTCCAAAGCTCTTCGGTCGAATTCTGCTGCTGTAATCATTGGCGTGTCTCCTTGTTTGATGAACTTTGGCGGCACGAGGCGAAGTGCGGCGCGTAGCGGCGCTGTCCCTCGTGAGCCGGACCGAAGGTCACGGCGTTGCCGGCGACGATGACCCAGTCGCCTTGGGGGTGGACGTCGAACGGCATGCGCTTGCCGGTTGCCGCGGTCGCCCAAACGACGACGGCATCGCATCGGGAGCACACCCCATTGTTCGGCGGTTGCTCGGGCTGGTGTTTCGGTCGCGAAACACGCGAACCGAGCGACTCCAGCAGTTTCAAGCCTCGCTCGTATGCGTTCATCGGATGTCGCTCCGGTCGTCGATGGGGTCGTGCTCGTCCCGGTCGCGCGGGCACGCCGGGCAAGCGCCATCGCGCAGCGGGCATCCGCAGTCCGGACACGGGAGCGGTCGCGCCAGCGGTTTCGCGGCGCCTCGGCTGCGGATGCGAGGCGCTTTCACAGCTGCACCATACCGACGCACGCCGGCCAGCCTCGCGACAGCCGCTCGCACGACATCGCGCGCGCTTTCGCAACGCACTCGTCGGCCTGGTCCGCGTCCATGACCACGATGCCGAGCGCGCCGCCCTCGCACTGTGCGTAAACCTTGCGCAGCTGCTCGTGGTACCAGGCGTCGGGCGACAGCTCGCACTCGGTGAGCCGCACCTCGAGCGCGCGCACGTACTCGGTGCACGTCGCATCGCCGACGCGGACCGCGCAGCTGCTGCACGTCGCAACGAGCGCCGCGATTGCGTAGACGCCAACGACGACGGAGGCAGTGAACAGAGCGCCTAGTTTCATGGTTGACCTCTCAATTCCACGGTGAAACCCTCCAAGGGTGGGACGACAACTCGCGCTCCATTGCCCGCGTGATCTCCGCCCGCATCGCGCGCATGGCCTTCATGGCCTGCGTACGCTCGCACTTGTGGCCGTGCAGGTGACCGGCCCAGAACGCGATTACGCAGAGCAGAATCCCCGAGGAGAGAGCGATTACGACTTCGATCACGATTCCACCAACGCCTTTCTCGCGTTCGCATATAGACGGTCGTAGTTCTTCGGCCTGTCCTTCACGCGGCGGTCCGTCGCCGGCAGTCTGCCAACGTGACGGCGAATCGCCTTGCGCATGCTGCCGCCAACCATCGCGCGGTGAATGCGCAGCTCGCGCCCCGCTAGGTCAGTGGAAAGAGTGTTCGACGCGCATATCTCGTCCGGCGAGTGCCCATCCCACCAATAGAATTGCAGCTGGAATAGGCCGTACGCCCGCGGTTTGCCGTTCTTGTCAGGGTCGCACTCCCACCGTTTGCAGGCACACCTCTCGATGGTCTCGCGAAAGTCAGACTCAGCCGCCGCCGTGACGACGAGAGCGACGGCGATCTCCAAGTCGTCACCGGCGGCCAGGGCGATGTCGGCCGCGTACCGCTCCGCAGTGGCCGCGGGGAGCGCCGGGGCGAGCGTGAGGATTGCTGCGAGGACGAGCGCGGTCATTGCTTCTCCGTGATCCGCACAGGATGCAGGTCGTCGTACGCCACAAGCGACTTGGTCGAGCGCGAGGCGTCGTTGATCAGAAAAAGGACGATCCCAGGCACCGACATCACGCCGCAGAACGTCCAGCGCTGGCGAGAGAGGGGGCTCACGACTGCCCCCGCTCGGCACGGAGGCGCCGGCAAAGCTCGGCATAAGCGTCCAGAACCGTCTCGCCCGCGGCATGGCGCGGCAGCGGGCGCTCCACCTCGCGCTGGAGCCTGTCAAGGCGGATTGAAAGCTCGGCCGTGGCCACTGCGAGCGCAGGCGAGTTGGTCAGCATGACAACCATGGTAGTCGCGACGACATCGGTTGTCAACTACGTGGTCAGACTTTTCTGCTACACACATGTCCCCACGAGCGCCGGCGCTACTTTGCGCGACTTGCGCTAATGGCGCAGTTTGACCGGCGGCGGCGGCGGCGTAGGGACAGGTGGGGGTGTTTCGTCGCTGCCAGCGCCACCCATTCGTTGCCGAATATCGTCTGACGGCCAGCCGATGTTTTCGGCGAACCAAGGCCATGGCACATTGAGGGCGCGGCGCATGCGGACCAACGTTTCCAGCGTGTGATCGGCGTCCGGGCGTTTTTTCCACCGCGCGACGGCTGTCCCGAGCGTTGTCTCGTTCAGGCCGGCGCGTCGACAGAGCTCACGCGCGCTCACGCCGTGCTGATCGTAAAAGTCCAACATCCACTCCACGCGCCCCCGCAACGTGGTCCATTCAGAGGGGCGTTTGTTCATCAGTTTCTAGTCTGCGCTGTCCGACGACAGACGTCATCACGAAGAGGCTTGACAACCGAGGTAGTCACGACTACCGTTGTCGTCGTGAGCCAAGACACCATCGGCCGGAGAATCCGGCAGCTACGTGGGTACGCCGGCGTCTCGGCGCGCGAACTCGACCGCCTGGTAGGGCGGGCAAGCCAGGGATACACGGCGCTCATTGAGGCCGACCGACGCGGCAACATCTCGGCGGACATCGCGCGCGGGTACGCTCGCGTGCTCGGGTGTTCTCTCGACTGGTTGATCAATGGGTCCGGTAAGGCCCCCACGGTCAATACGGTATCGGGCGCAGTTGCCGCAGCCGCCGCGGCTATTGCGGCTAGTCGCGGCAGGGTGGCCAGATGCTAGTCGGCGGCGGCTCTCTTCGCCCGGGCGCACTCCACGGTCAGCGTGCCGCGTTGAACGGGCACGTATGTGCTCCGTTGCGTGTACGGGCTCGTCGCGACGTAGCCACTGTTGACGGTACCGCGGTCGATTACTTCGTATCCGCGGGGGCACTTTTCGGCCGCTTCGTCCATGCATGCGGACTGGTCGCGTGGGCACTCGATGTGCCAGGCGCGTCCGCCGGACGGGGACATTACGGGTGTGCTGGAAACGCAGCCTATGAGGGGCAGGCAGGCGAGCAGAAGGCGCATAGCCCGAGCCTGACCGGCAACGGCGATTCGTGCAAGACGGCGCAGAGGTTCAGTCAAGAAAGGACGGTACAGAGATGAAAGAGATCCATCAGATGGGGGCGCAGGGTGATGTCGTCTTCCGGCGCGTGAAGGCGGTGCCGAAAGGCTTCGCCGAGCAGCCAGCGGCCGCGCGAATCATCGTGGCGCACTCGGAAACTGGCCACCATCACTCAATCGATGTTGCCGGCGTGAAGCACTTTGTCGGGACCGATCCGCTCGTTTGCTACTTGCAGCTGGCAACGGTGGAATCGGCCAAGGTGACCCACCATCGCCCGTGGGACACGCACGAGGAACTGAACCTCATGGGCGGCGCGGGCAGTGTTTTCGAGGTGCGCAGGCAGCGCGAATACACGCCGGAAGGGTGGCGACGTGTCGAAGACTAAGCCGACGGGCAAGACCGAGAAGCTGACAGCGAAACAAGTCGCGCAGCTCGCGCTGTATCGCGCCCGCTGGCTTGGCTACGGGCTGTCGACCGCGCAGGCGGAGCGTGAGAAGGCCGTGCGGCACATCGGCGCCGCCTATCGTGCGGCCGGTCTCGAGCCGCCGCCGATCGTCGTGTGGCTCGCGTCGCCAATGGCCGGCGCGATCGGCGCAGAGCTTCTGACGCGTGCGCCGGGAGCTCTGCGCGTCAGGGCCCAAGTCGGGGACCAAGTCGGGGACCAAGTCGGGGACCAAGTCTGGGACCAAGTCGGGGCCCAAGTCGGGGACCAAGTCAGTCGCGCTGGCTATGGCCAGCACGACGCGAATTGGCTCGGCTTCTACGAATACTTCGCCGAAGTGTGCGGGCTACAGGACAAGGTTAAAAAACTAGAAGGGCTCATCGGCATTGGCAAGACGTGCGGGTGGTGGTGGCCGTTTCGAGGCGCCGTCATTTTGACGGAGCGGCCGTGTTTCATGCAACGCGACGAGACGGGCCGACTGCACAGCGAGCACCGCGCGGCGATCGAATACCCGGACGGATGGGGCGTGTACGCGTGGCATGGGACGCGTGTGCCGAAGGAATGGATCCTAGCAAAGGACGCGCTCAAGGCCGCCGATGTGCTCGGCCATCAGAACGTCGAGCAGCGACGGGCCGGCTGCGAGATCTTGGGCTGGAAGCGAATCCTCGAAGAGCTGAAGCCCATCGTCGTCAACGAAGACGTTGAGCCCGAGATAGGGACGCTGCTCCGCGCCGACCTTCCTGGCGCCCCCGGAAGCCAGTTTCTCAAGGTGCGCTGCGGCACCGGGCGCGACTTCGTTTTACCCGTGCCGCCGAACATGAAGACGGCGCTGGAAGCAAACGCGTGGACGTACGGGCTAGAGGCGAAAGAGCTGCAGCTGGAGGCTCGCACGTAATGCAGCTCTCGCTCTTCTGCGGGCACGTCTTCCGCGGCGCCCACCTCGGCGTGCGCAAGACGCGGCGGTGCATTCTCACGCCGGGGCATTACGGCTCGCATTGGGACAGCGTTGTGGCTTGGACCGTCGGGTGCAAGTGGGCCGACTGGCGCGGCAGAAAGAAGGTGGCGTGATGGGCGCGGCGAATCAGTGCGATCGGTGTCATGTTCTGGTCGCGGACGGAGAGCCGTTCGCCACCGTCGAGTTTCGCGTCACGCGCTACCGCGAAGGCGTTGCTGGCTTGGGCAAGATGGACCTTTGCGAGCGATGCGCGCTTCGTCTCAATCTGTACTTGCGCTCTAAAGACGAGGCGGCCCCGACGCCGCGACCGCCTGCGCCGAGGGCTAAGAAGCGATGAACGCCCACGAGCGCTACGTGCGGGCCCTGCGGGAGGTGTCGTAATGGTCGCCGCCGAGCAGCTTGAGCCGGAAGTGCTCACCGTGAAGGAAGCGGCGGCACTGCTTCGCCTCAATCACAAGACGGTGTACGCCATGGTCGAGAAGCGCCAGCTCCCAGGGGCAAAGTGGTTTCGCGGCACAATCCGCATTCACCGCGCCACGTTGCTCGCGTGGATGGCGCAAGGGGCGGCGCCGCGATGAGCGTTCGCAAGCGCCCCGATGGCGGCTGGAGGATCGACATTGTGATCCGCCGCGGCGGCAAGTCCGTTCGCATCAAGAAGGCCGCAAAGGGGGCTCGCAACAAGGGCGAGGCCATGGAGCTGGAGCGCCGCCTACGCCGCGAGCTCGAGAGCCGCGCCGACCCGTCGGCCAAGTCGCCTCTCTTCGCAGAATTCGCCGACGACTTCCTCGAGAAGTACGCGCGCGCCAACAACAAGCATTCGGAGTACGAGAGCAAAAAGGCCATCCTGAACCAGCACCTCGTTCCATGGTTCTCCGGCCTGCGCATGGACGAGGTGGGCGACGAGGACGTCGAAGCCTACAAGGCCGCGAAGCTGAAGCTCGGCCTGTCCGAGAAGACCGTTAACAATCACGGCGCCGTCTTCTCTCGGATGTATCGGATCGCGCTCGAGTGGAAGCGGATCAGCTTCACGCCGCGGTGGAAGCCGCTCAAGTTGCCGGCGCAGGAGTTCGACTTTCTCACGTTCGAAGAAGCGCGCGCGCTCGTCGCAGCGTGCGGCGGGCAGCTTCACTGCATGGTCGTTGTCGCTCTCAATACGGGACTTCGCGCCGGTGAGCTACTCGGCCTTCGCTGCGCCGACGTGTACCCCGATAAGATCGTCGTCAGGCGCGCAATCGTGCGCGGAAAGGCGACCACGCCGAAGAGCCACAAGCCGCGAGAGGTGCCGCTCAACAACCGAGCACACGGCGTGATCGCCTTAGCCGCTGCGCGCTCGGTCCTCCAAACAGCCGACTCGACGGCAGCCATGGCCGTCTTCACGAACACGCACGGCAGCGAACTAACATACGCGATGTGCCGCAAGCCGCTCTGGCGCGCCTGTAAGCAGGCGGGGCTACGCAAGATCGGCTGGCACGTGCTGCGCCACACCTTCGCGTCCCATCTCGCGATGCTCGGGGTGCCCATCATGACGATCAAGGAGCTGCTCGGCCACTCCGACGTACGCATGACCCTAAGGTACGCTCACCTATCGCCCGTGGCCAAGGTCGAGGCGGTGGCGAAGCTGGACGACGTTGGAAAGGAGTCGTCGCCGTGACGCGAAAGACCAATGCCGTCCTCATCTTCATCGCGTCGCTACCGCGCGGCGCCAGGTTCTACCCCAACGGTTCGCAGTGGCTATCCGTTCACGCTCTCAAGCGCCGCGGCTTGATCAAGCGGGCGTTCACCCTCGCCGGCGGCTACGAGCTCACGCCGGCCGGGCGAAGCGTCATGAAGGCGTGGCTGTCATGAGCAAGCGAATCTCGCGTGGCGTACGAACCCACGGAACACAACGGAACAGGTTGGGCATCAGGGACCGAATACGGACCGAACGGTGAGCGAATGAGCCTAAAACAAGCTGAAACGATGAGCGGGACACGGGATTCGAACCCGCTCTCGAATATTGGGAATAACTCATCTAACAGCGCGACATCTGTAGGCAATGATGCGCAAGTGGCACCGTGTGCGCATGCCGCGGAATGCCACGATATAGAGCGCCATTCCGCTGAGTCAGGGACCGGCAGGGGACCGAACGACATTCCCCTACGGTCGGCGAAGCCGTCGTCAACTGAGAGCAGTTCGCCGGCTTCAGATCGCGCTGCGCCCGCTGGAGGGACGACGCCGTGCGGCTCGTGCGGACACGACCTTTGGAGGCACGGAAGGCGCGGTCACGGTGCCTGTAGCATCGGTGCCGGGTCGCCCTTGGCGCACGCGGTTGAAGCGGTCCGTTTTGCCGTGGCCATGGGCATCGACGGCGCAGAGCGATCGGCTCTCGTCGAGAGGGCGGCGGCCATCAAGCCATGTCGCTGCTTGCGGTTCCGAAAGACGGCGCCATGAAGCCGTTAGGAACTGAGCATGGCTCCGAGGGGTCGGGTGAGGGAAAGCCCGCTGCTGGGATGAGCCACGAGGAGCGCCTTCGGATTCAGCATTGCCATCCGTCGATGTGGATCGGAGGGAGCGGCCGGCGGCACCGAGAAGCCGAGGCGGTGGCCGCGAAGGCCGCGGAGGCGCACGCCGTGGCCACGGCGCACCGGCTCGACCCCTACTCGCTACAGTGCACGATCTGTGGCGTGAGTGAGGTCGCGATCGAGGCTCGTCGATACGAAGGCGGCATTCTCTGCGTCCCTGACCTTGTCCTCACGGTGAAGCCATGAGGGCCCCCCGCGCAGGCAGCAAGCTTCTGCCAGGCATGCGAGGAGTGGCGATGAGCAGCTGCCAATTCTGCGGCGAATCACTTGGCCCCAACGGCGAGCACCCCATTGGCGGTGTCCAGGCGTGCGACGAGCCCCCCGAGCAACCGCCCGAAGTGCCGGCGCCGGAACACCCCTACATGAGCATGACGTGCGTCCACTGCGGCATCGACGCGTTCTGCCCGAAGTGCGACGAAGTGACGGCGCCGGGCGACTCAGCGGAGCTGGCGGCTATCCGCTATCGGTTGAACCACGACCCTAACGGCATCACGTCACCCGATGGTCCACGTAACGATAGAGTGACGCTCCTCCGCATGGTGGACGAGCTGACCGTCGAGAACGCCAGGCTTACCGAGATAGACGCCGACGCCGAGATCCGCCTCGACGAACGGTCTAAGTGGATAGATGAGCTGCGGGCGAAGCTGGCTGGTCTTACAGACTGGACAGCGGACGAGGAAGAGCGACACCACGCCAGAGAGATAGAACTGGAAGCGAAGCTGGCCGAGGCGGAGAAGCTACACGAGCGCCAGTCGACGACCGCTTGGGGCCAGGTGACGATCCAACGCGAGCGAGCCGAAGCCGCCGAGGCCCGCGTGAACCATCTCAAGCAGGAGGTGGCGCGGCTCGAGCAGGAGGTGGCGTGGCGACAGGCGCAGATCGAGGGGCGACTGCGATGACCTGGTTCAAGGTTGACGACAACCTATGCTTTCACCCCAAGGTCATGGCCGCCGGCAACGGCGCAATGGGGGGATGGATCCGCCTCGGGGCCCACTGCTCTCAGCATGAGACGGACGGCTTCGCTACGGCTCTTGTCGTCAACGCCATCTTCTCTCCGGCCGACCTCACGGCGATTATGTCTACAGGCATGCTCGTGGTGTTGCCGGATGGGCGGTACGAGATGCACGACTATCTCAAGTACAACCCCTCCAAGGCCGAACTTACTGCGAAAAGAGCGCATTGGGCGGAGCGTCGAGGCCAGGACAGGCGCCGAGTGTCTCACGCGGTGTCTCACTCGGACGCTACGTCGGACACTCGCGAGTGTCTCACTGAGCGTCCTACTAAGACGCCGGGACGGGATCGGGATCTCTCTCCGGATCTGGATCTGAGTCCGGATCCAGATGGTGACAGTCGCCGCGCGAGCGGTCCGAGGCTCAAGTCCCAGCCACCGCCGCCGGAGTCTGTGGAGCCAGAGTCCGGGTACGACCTGGCGAAGCGCGTGTTCGCGGAGGAATGGCAGGCGAAGTACCGCGAGCCGTACAATTTCGATTTCGTTGACGCCGGCCCGGAAAGCGAGAACCGCGTGCTCCAGGGGCTCGGCGGCAAGGCGAAAGAGCGCGGCGAAGAAGCCGAACGGTGGTTGCGCCACGTGGTCAAGACGTACCTGCGGGACCACGGCCACAGGGACTTTCTCGTCGGCGCGCGACATGCGGCGAAGTACATCCGGAAGAGCTGGCAGAGCTACGGCAACCCGCCGACGGCCAAGCCCCGAGTAGCGCCTGTCCGACCTGCCGAGCCGGTGGCGCCGGCACTCTCCGCGGCGGAGCTTGCAGCGAAGCTTGGGTCGATGGGCATTGGCAAGATTGGAATGGGAGGCAGGCAATGAAATGCAAGGTCACGATCGTGCACTACGGCGGCGGAAAGAAGACCGGTCTCGACGCCGGCCAGCCCGGTTATCGTCGGAGCCGTCCGATGACCGGTCAGCAAGTCATGGCAAGAATCCGCGAGCGCGATGACGGGGAGATCCTCTCCCTCATCAAACGCCTCGCTAAGGCCCACCACGTGACCGTAGACGAGCTTTTGGGGGGCGACCGCAGGAGAGGGCCAATGGACGCCCGCGCGGCCCTCTGGGAGGCGATGGAGGCCACGGGGCATTGGTCGTCAGAACGACTCGGCGAACTCTTCGGCAGGCCAGGGTCAAGCGTACGGTGGGCCACCAAGCGCCGACGAAAGCGACTCGCCAATCAACAAGTTGTTGGTAAAGCGTGGCAAAGCTGTGTCCAACCGATAGAGCAGCCTTTGCCGACGAAGGAGGTCGCTTGAGCCCCTCCGGCGTAGCCGCGCACAGAATCCGCGACGTGATAGTCGAGCTGGATCTGGGGGTAAACGACGCTTGGCTGGCCGTTGTGCAGTGCTGCGCTAGCGTTGCTGTTGGCTGTGGCATGACGCTAGAGGAAACGCTGCATCGGGTAGCGAAAGCGTACGCGTTCATGGAGAAAGAATACGCCAAGGCCGAAGCCGAGGGGGAGTCGTGAGCGAAACCAAGCTCGTCTCCGCCATCCTCGATGCGCTCGCCGCAGAGCCTGGCGTCGTCGCGTGGCGCAACAGCGTCGGCGCTCGCGGGCATCGCCGCTTCGGTCTTGGCGTCGGGTCAGCCGACATCATCGCGTGCGTCGACGGTCGCTTCTTGGCGCTCGAGGTGAAAGACGCGAAGGGCGTTCAGAGCGACGAGCAACAGCGCTGGGGCAACAGCGTCTGGCTCCACGGCGGTCACTACGTCATCGTGCGGTCGGTCGCTGCTGCGAGAAAGGCCGTGGCGTGGGCTCGACAGCGTGTGGAATGGACACGACAGCCACCGCGCGATCCAGCCGCCAATTCTGCTACGTTGTCAAGGTCATCCGAGGTCAAATCGCGTATGGTCACGAGAAGGAGGTAGCGAATGTTCAAGTTCTGCATCGGAACGCCTGTGACACTCGGAGGCTCTGACGACATCGGGGAAGTCGTCGAACAGCATACGCTCAACAGTGGCCCGCACTATCGGGTGATAATGCCGAGCGGCTCCAATTGTATCTACAGTGAAAGCGAACTGACTCTCCCGCCAAAGGATAAGTGGCCAGTTTCGTTCCCTTGGAAGCCCCCCTCCCCCCGCGCGCGACGGGCATGCGAGAAGCACCGCAACGCTGGCCTCTGCCATTGCCCGCCTGAGAGCGACACGGGCCCAGGTGAAGGCGTGCCGCCGATACGTCTCGACCTCAACGAAGCGCGCGCCGCGCTCCGCTCACGCTCCTTCTCGGAGACGGCCAAGCAAGCCCTCGCCGCGTCGACGCAGCTGCTCGACCAGGGTCAGGAGATTAGTTGGCTGAATCGCGAACTCGACCGCGAGCGCGCGAAGAACAAGAAAAGGGGGCTGTGATGGCCGTCGTCACCGAAGAGCGCGTGCAGCACATCGTGCGGCTAATGCTCAAGGGCCACTGGAAGGGCATGGCGTCGCGCGAGAAGCTGGCCGAGGAATGGGGCTGCCACGAGCGCACCGTGGGCGACATGGCCGAGCGCGCGAGCTCTGTAGTTGCGTGCCGCGGCAAGCCCATCGAGCAGGAGATTGACGCGGCGCTGTCGGACCTCGAGCAGATCAAGCGGATGGCGCTGGACAACGAGAGGGTCATTGTCGACAAGAAAGGCGACGCACACTACTTCGCGGCCCCAATGCTGCACGACGCGATCGAGGCCATCAAGTTGAAGATGGACATCCGCGGCGTCACGTCGACGCGCAGGCCGAAGGACGCCAAGCCGGCAGAACACGATGACGAGTATGCCAAGCTGTCGAAAGAGGAACGCATCGTTCGTCTAAAGGCGGCGCTGGCCGAGGAGATGGCGGTAGAGGACGGCAGCAATGGGATGCACTGATTGGCGCTGCGCCGACTGCGGTTGCTTAGACTACATACACAAGGCTGGCCACAGATGCGCCGACGGACCGCCGTTCAGGTTCACCAAGCTGGCGCGGGGGAAGGAGAAAACCATGATGATCAAAATTGCAGCGGTAACGGTAGACGATAAGCCAGGGTTCAACGCCAGCGCGCTCGACGACATGAGCGACATCCTCGGCCTGTCCGAGAGTGAGCCCGACAACGAGCCGCGCACGTTCGAGAAGTTGCTCAGACGTGTAGGCAAGCGCATCGACGACGCGCGGGCCGCGAACGTGAAGGGATAGCGGATGATGACGCGCCGCGATGGCCGACAAGGAGAAGCAACCATGAAAAAGCGCAAACCCAAAAAGCCTCGCAAGCAATCGTCCAACAGGCTATCGGCCATCGCGGCGCGCGTGCTAGGCGGCGGGAAGTACACCGTCGAGGAGGTGTGGGCGCTCGCTGGCTCGGTGCTCGGCCAGGACGAGACCAGGGGGCAGCGGTGAAACTCTCACGCGTCTGGCTCGACTTCGACTTCACGCACCCTCTGCTCGACGGCTCTCGCTCCCAGCTGTCAGAGGACGACTGCGCAGAGATGGGTGCGGCCGGCATGCGCTACGACCCAGCGACGCATAGCCTCATCATCGGAGAGAACCTCCACGGCATCGCGTGGAGCCGGGTGATACAATGGGAGGCGCTGGACATCCAACTTGTGTGCGGCGATTGCTCGAAGACGTTCAAAACAGCCCAGGCCCTCGGCTCCCACAGGCAATTCTGCAAGGGCAAGAAAGAGACGGCAGCGTAATGCTGAAAGTTGGAGACGAATACGTTGCGTGTTTCGTTACCGGCGACAGCTTCTCCAATCCTGGGCGCCTAGTTCTGACAGCAACGGTGGCCGTCGAGGCGCTTGATGCTGGTGGCGCCTTGCTTAGGCTGAGGGACGAGGCCAACGCGCTATCGCTACGTGAGGCTGCCTACGAGGTGCGGATACCGGGCACATTCATCGCTGGTCAGATGACGGCGAAGTTGACCGGCAGCGTGCGTATCGAATGGTTTGTGCATCCGAAGGCGTGTGGAAACTGCGGCAGAGACGGCGGCGAGCTTATGGTCAATGGTTCAGACGGCGACAGTTTCTACGCATGCGCTGTATGCCAGGCGTGCGAAACCTGCGGCGGCGCCGGCTGGTACTACGACGACTGCGGATGCTGCTCGGTCGGCTGTGAGGAGTGCGCCGAACGACAGCGTCATCAGCGGCTTTGAATGTCGACCGCAGCGCTGCTCAGGGCTCACGATCGCATGCGGCCACGGCGGCGCTGGCTCGATGGCCTCTTCCCGAAGCAACGTGAGTTTGTAGACGACCCCGCGAAGGAAAAGGCGGCGTTAAAGGGTCGGCGCGGAGGGGGGACGTGGGCGGGCGCCGTGGGGCTCTACGACAAGGCGCGCGAGGTGCGTTGCCAATGCCCCTACATCGCCCTGTCCGCGGTGCAGGCGAGGCGAATCATGTGGCCGGTCGTGAAGGAGGTAAACGACCGATATCGGCTCGGGATGAAGATGAACGACCACGAGCTGATCGCCGAGGTCCCAGAGACGGGCAGTCAGATCTTCCTCGTTGGGGGCGACGACATGCGCAAGGTCGAGGCGCTCCGCGGGGGCAAGTACGGCCGCGTGGTCATCGACGAGCCCGGCAGCTTCCCGAAGACGCTGCTTCGGTACATGTCCGACGACGTACTCGACGCGGCACTGCTCGACCTCGACGGGGACAAATGGCTCATCGGCTCCCCCAACGCGGCGTGCGTGGGGCACTTTCACGACCTTACCACCGGGAAAAACCCTGAGGTCCAGAAGATACCCACGTACCACTGGACGGTGCTGGATAACCCCTTCATCCCCCACGCCGCCGAGTGGCTGAAGCGCAAGCGGGAATCGAAGAAGTGGGCGGCCGATAACCCCGTCTACCTGCGCGAATACATGGCGCAGTGGATTCGGGACGTCTCGTCGCTGGTATTCCGGTTCGACCGGGCCCGCCACATGGTCAACGCCGTGCCTCAGGGGCTCGCTGGCGTCGTCGGCGTCGACTTGGGCAGCTCGGCCAAGGTTGAGTCGATGGCCTTCTCCACGCTCTTCTGGGAGCGGTACAGCAAGGTCGTTACCATCGCCCGGGCCACCAAGCACAAGGACATGGCGCCGAGCGATGGGGCCGATCACCTTCGCGCCCTGTTCGCTGAGTTCCCCGCGCTCCGCTACGCCGTCGTCGACGAAGGGGGGCTCGGCAAGGGCTACACGTCCGAGTGGAGGCGCCGACACAGCCTCGCCGTGGTCGCTGCGCAGAAGACAGAGCGAAACGCCTACATCGAGAACATGAACGACGCCTTTGACGACGATCTGATTAAACTCTACGAGCCGGACACCAGACCGCTCGTCGACGAGCTCGAGCTGGCCCAGTGGGACGAAGACCGCAAGGACATCGACGACCGGTTTCTCTGCCACAGCATCGATGCGAGTCTGTACGGCTGGCGCGATTGCCACGCCTGGGGGGAGCCGACCGCGCCGGCAGACAAGCCGCAGAAGGGTACGCCGGAGTACGACGACATGATCCGGCTGAAGGAGCGCGAGGAGTCGATGGCCCGCGTTCGCAAGGCCCGCGAGCAGAGGCTGCGGGCGTCAATGCACGGACGCTGGGCTCGGTGAGCAAGAAAGGACAGACACGAGAATGAACCCGGTACCACAGAACGAATGCGCGCGGTGCGGCAAACCCGCCCCCGGTGAGCTCGGCGGACGCGTCGCCATCATGTCACCAAAGCAGCAATTTACGTACAAGTTCACGTTCTGCGAGCCGTGCATGGACGTGCTGCACGCGAAGCTGGGAGAGCTCATCGGCAAGTTCTGCAATGAGGTGCAGCTACCGAAGCCAGCGCAACTTGCGCCGCCGACACCGCTCGCAGCGCCAGGCCGTCCTCACGGCTAAGACACGTTCAAACCAGCGGCGCCGAACGCGCGCCATGTGACCACCGCATAGGCAATGCATCGGGCGGCAGCATAGCCGACCCGTCGACGCTCGACACCCTCGTAGA